TGGAGCTTGAGGGCAAAAAAACAAAATCGAGCAACTTGGAACGGTGTTTGGTGACTTCAAAATCAAAACAAATAAGCCCACAAACATAAAATATCATGGGTTCAAAAAATCTTTTTGGACCGCAATATATAATCGCGAACTGGCAGTTTTTTGGCCAAAAGTTCGAATGATACATTATGTATTAGAAATGCCACTGACAGCGTACGTTGCGGACAAGCAGAATCCTTTGAACCATGCGATTGCATGTCAGCACAGATTTTGTTGTGAAATGCCTGATTCGGAAAAACAGGTGACTGATCTGTTTGTTGACTACTCAAAGAAGATGGTTCGCTCATTATTCGATCCTTTGGATTCGAACAGGTACAAAACAAGAAGAGAATGGATCAGGCTTGCCAAGTATGGCATGAACCGCAAGAAAGCGATGTTCATGAAACTCAGGAAACACGGTAGGATCTACTGGCAGGGAACTGCTTCTTCAAAATCCTTTGTTAAGCACGAACCGTACTTCGTGCAGAAACATCCACGTGCGATCAATTCCCCCACAGATTGCACGAAGGTTTTGTTTGGGCCAGTTATCAAAGCGATAGAAGAAGAGCTTTTCCACTGTCAGAAGACCAAAAGATTCTTCGTGAAAGGAATGGACCCGAAGGAACTACCCAAGATTCTTTTTGATTACTTTGGTCAACATTCTGTGATCGAAACGGATTATAGTTCCTTTGAATCGCATCACGAAAATTACCGTGCTGAGGTAGTGCATTACTTTGTGATGCACATGGTACGCAAAACACTCCCCCCCGACACACGAAGACTCCTATCGTACATGATCAAGGACGGTGTGAATGACACACATTGGAAACATTTCTCTTGTGCCGTTCACGAAAGACTCATGTCTGGAGTAGTGTGGACGTCTATGGCAAATTCCTTTCTCAATTTCATGATGATGGCCTTCATGCACTCTATGAGATGCGAAGGATCATACGATGAATTTTTGAGAAATGGGTTTCCGTCTGTTGACAAACTCATGGACCATTTTCAGGGTTTCCGCGGCATTTTCGAAGGTGATGATGGATTGACCCTTGATTTTGGACCTGATAAGGAATTGATCAAAGCGATGGGGAACAAATTGAAGTTCGATGTCAA